GATAGCGTCAACAGCAAGTTCCGTCTGACGCGCTGGCTGCTGTTCACTGAGCAGGTCAACGGCGGTCTGGCAGACTGCTGTGAGCCGATGGACAGGAACGGATCGACGTTCGAGGACACGAACAACGCTATGCAAATCAACATCGGCATGGACATTATCGACACGCTTTCCGCACATTTCGGCCGCCGTGTACCGCTTTTCGTGGACAACGCCGAGAGTGTTACACATTTGCAGCCTATCGGCTCGCAGGTCGTGCGGCTGGTGGTTTCGGAGCAGGATAAGGAGTTGAGAATCGAATGAGCCTGAAAGCAAAACGCAAGGTCGTGAGCAGCATTCCGCCGATGGACGGCGGTACTTACATGGCTGTCTGCGTGGCGGTTATCGACCTCGGTCAGCAGTACAAGCAGTTCGAAAAGCAGAAGCAGGGCAAGTACGCCGAGGAATGTATGTTCATCTTCGAAATTCCGGACGAGCGCGTTGAGGTGGACGGTGAGGACAAGCCGCGCTGGCTGTCGTCCCGCCGGTTTACGGTATCGCTGCATGAGCGTGCGGCGCTGTTCCAGATGCTGACCGCGTGGCGCGGCAAGGCACTGACCGATGCAGAATTGGATCCGGCCGGTGATGGCTTTGATCTGATGCAGATGGCAGGCGTACCGGCCATGCTCAGCGTGACCGTCGTTGAAAAGGATGACGGCAGCAAGTACAACCGCATCGAGGCGGTCACGGGTTTCCCCAAAGGCCTTCCGGCACCGCAGCCGGAGAGCGAAATCCTCGTATTTGATGCGGACGAGCCGGATATTGAAACGTTCGGCAAGCTGCCCGAGTGGGTGCAGGACATTATCCGCAAGTCCACGCAGTTCGCGGACAACGCACCCGAGGAAAAGGTCGATATTCCGTCCGAAGAATCGGAAACGCCGCCTGACAGCAAAGGAGCGTGCCCGATTTGACGTTTACATCACTGGCGAGCAGCTCCCGCGGCAACGCCTACGTCGTGTCGGACGGTGAAACGACTCTGCTGCTGGAATGCGGTCTGTCGTTCAAGGAACTGCAAAAGCGGCTCGGCTACGGCGTGGCGGGCATTACCGCCTGTTTGGTGTCGCATGAGCACCAAGACCACGCGAAAGCCGCCGCGCAGCTGCTGAAAAGCGGCGTTCCGGTCTACATGAGCGAGGGCACCGCCGCCGCCCACAAGGACGCAATGGACGCGGCGCATCTCATCAAAGCGGGCGACGTGCTGCGGTTCGGACACCTGACGGTCGTGCCGTTCCGCACGTTTCACAACACGAGCCGCTCGGGTTTCTCATCGAGGACAGGCGGACAGGAGAACGGCTGCTCTGGGCAGTGGACACCGCGAATCTGGGCGTCACCGCCGATAAGCTGACCTACATCGCCGTCGAGTGCAATTACGAGGAGCGCCTGCTGAACCGCAGCGACCGCATTCCCTCGGTGCTGAAAGACCGCATCCGGCACAGCCATTTCGAGGTTTCGGACGTAATCCGTTGGCTGCACAAGCAGGATCTCAGCGGCGTGCTGACCATCTGGCTGCTGCACCTGTCCGCTGGCAACAGCAGGGCAGAGGCATGGCAGGTGAGGTTTGAGCGCGAGTTTCCCGGAATTGAAATTCGGGTGTGCCCGGAATGATTTTCGGAGAAGTGGACTACTCATAGTCAATTTTTCGGGGCGAATTACCAGATAGGCAGAGGAGGTTTCTGCATGAAGAAAATCAATATCAAGCTGATGCTGACCGACAAAACGGCGCTGGCGATCACGAAGTACGCCGACCGCTGGGGCATGACGCCCGGCGAGGTCGTGGACAGCCTGATGCGCTTCTACAAGCGCGAAATGAGAAAGAGGTATAACCATGAGTGAGAAAACCCATTACGACAATCTGGAGCGGCTGGCGAAGCGGCGCAGCGTGGACGATCTGACCGAGCGCGTGCAGTTCTACGCCGACCGGCTGAACGATGAGCTGTTTCAGGAGAAGTACAGCCGCGCTAATCTGATCGAGTACATGGCGGAGTTGTACAACGCGTTGGACCTGCTGTGTATTCACTTCGACTGTGCCGACAGGGTGCAGGACATGGCGGAAGACCTGTGCAGCGTGCAGGCGCAGCGCTGAGCAATACGGCAAACGGGCGGCAACGCCGCCCTTCCTGCCCTGAAAACCGGAGGTGATACTACGGGCAGAAATTGTAAAATTGCGTTGGACTGGTGGCCGAGAGATATAGGGCTGTTCCGCGATCCCAAGCTGCGAAGTGTGCGGCAGGAATTCGGCGTGCTCGGGCCATATATCTATGAGTGCCTGCTCGACATCGCCTACGGCGACAAGGGCTATTACATCAATTATTCCGGCCGAGGGCGTGAGGACGTTCTCTGGCAGCTTTCGGAATACGTTGCCGGGCGGTACGCCGTGCCGGTGGAGACAATTGCGAACGTGATCGACCGTTTGGTGGAGTGTGAACTTTTTAGCGACGGCCTGTACAAGCGAGGGTTTATCACGTCGAAAAGAATGCAGATGAGTTATTTCATTGCCACGCTGGGACGCAGCGGCGTGCAGATTAACTTTGACATCTGGCTGCCGACCGAGGAAGAGATGCGAGAGAAAAACCCGAGCGGCAAGTCTTTTGTGCTGCAATCCTTTATTTCTTGGCAAGAAAAACATATAACTGGGCGAGAAACGGCTGTTTCTCAGCCGGAAAGTACACACAGTACAGAACAGGACAGTACAGGAGAGAACAGTATAGTACAGCACAGCAGAGAACAGCAGAGCAGTGCGCCGGTGAGCGCTCTGGCTGATGAGCTGGAGGAGCTGCTGGGATGTAGATTTGATAAGAATTTCTGTCTGGAACTGGCACGTCTGCAAAAGCTGGGTATGCAGAAGGAAGTGTTTTTAGACGCTGCGCGGCAGACTAACGATAAGACACCGAGGAGTCCTGCGGCGTACTTCCGCACCGTGCTGCAAAGCTGCGAGAGGGATGGTATCCTGACGGCGGCGGATCTCGGCGCGACCAGGGCGAAGCCGATCGAGCAGAGCAGACCAATGCAGGCGGACGACGGCGGCTATCTTAGCCCGACGAACCTTCACGGCTCGAGTTGGGGGCAGGAAAATGCGCCCCTCGCGGACTGGGAGGAGGCGTGGCTTGCGCAGAAGGCAGAGATCAGAAAGAGACGCAAGGAAGCAATCGAACGCGGGGAAGAAGTGGACTGAGGAGGAGAACAGCAATGACGATTAAAGAATATCAGCGCAAGGCCATGCGCACAGCAACACACAAGTGCTATGATGCGGCCAATGCCGCTCTCGGTCTGACCGGCGAGGCTGGCGAAGTAGCCGATGAGGTCAAGAAGTGTATGTATCAGGGGCACCCGTGGCAGCCGTCCAAGATCATCGAGGAGCTGGGCGACGTGCTGTGGTATGTGACTTTGATGGCTGAACTGATGAACGTGCCGTTGGAGTACATCATGCAGGCAAACATCGAGAAGCTGGAACGGCGGTATCCGGATGGTTTTTCGCCGGCGGCGAGTGTAAATCGGGAGGAGAACAATGAATAAAATCCGCATTGCAACCAACGACATGGCGCTGACCGTCAAAATGTCGGACGAGCAGGCCAACGTCTGGTTCGGCACGCTGACCCGCGCTCTGCTGGGCGAGTATCCTGATATTGCGGAGCCGGTCGAGGTGGAAGAACCGGAGGCCGAGGACAGCGAACCGGAAACCGAAGAGCAGCCGTCTGATCTGGATGAGGACGAACCGGAACCGGTTGAAGAACCCACGCCGCAGGAGAGCTACAAGGGCTTTCTGCGTATCACCTGTGCACATTGCGGCGAAACCGGCAGCTTTAACGCGCGGTACCCGATCGGGTTCTATCGCTGTAAGTCATGCGGTGAGAACAACGCGCTGCACGATCTGCGCCGTTTGAAATTCCGCTGTGAGTGCGGCCATACATGGGTCTACCATACGAACGCAACGGAGCGCATCATCGAGCAGAACTGCCTTGCGTGCGGTATGCCCATGCAGGCAGAGCAGGACAAAAACGGGGATTATTCCCCGTTGTAATTCGTTTGAGCTGTTTTAAGCTCTGGTTTGAGAGGAGAATGAGCGATGGAAACAGTTCGCAAGCGTAAATCTCCGACGCTCGGCAAGCGCCCATGGACACCGGAGGATGAAAGCTATCTGACAGAGAAGTGGGGCTATGCATCGGTGCCCGCCATCGCAAAGAAATTGAACCGCACGGAGAACGCGGTCGTTGTTCGAGCACAGCGGCTCGGCTTGGGAGCTGTGCTGATGGCAGGCGGGTACGTCACGCTGAACCAGCTGCTCGCCACAGTGACAGGAAGGGAACGCGGCAACACCTACCAGCGCAAAAGCTGGGTAGAGAACCGCGGCCTGCCGGTGCACCGAAAGAAAGTCCGCCAGTGCAGCTTTCCTGTGGTCTATCTGGAGGAGTTCTGGGAATGGGCGGAGCGCAACCGCAGTTTCCTCGACTTCTCGAAAATGGAGCCGCTGGCACTCGGCTGGGAACCGTCGTGGGTCGCAGAGCAGCGCAAAAAGGATTACCGCGCCTGCGCGATCCAGCGCAAGGATCCGTGGACGGCAGACGAGGACAGCCGCTTGAAGATGCTGCTCAGTCAGCACAGATATACATGGGCAGAACTGTCGGAGATGCTGCACCGCACGACTGGTGCAATCCAACACCGGTGTCGGGATCTCGGCATCAAGGATCGCCCGGTCAAGGCGGATAACCACGGTAAAAGCGCGGTGTGGAACGAGCGCGACTATGCGGTTCTGGCGGACGGTATCCGTCACGGTGACAGCTACATGGCAATCGGACAGGCGCTCGGCAAGTCGGAAAAGGCGGTGCGCGGTAAGGTCTACAACGTGTATCTGACCGAAAACGCGGACAAGGTGCGCGAATACATGGGCGATGGTCTGTGGGGAGCCGGTGCGCCGGAGCCGAAAGTCAAGCAGGCGGTGCATTTGTCCACTGCCAGGACGGAGGTACGAAAGCAACTGTCATATCTGGCAGGGCTGCTGCGGAAACGGGCGAATGATCTGGGCTACGATCCGTATTGGCAGCGTTTTATGTGCCAGCACTGGGACGACTTCGGCGGCTGCTCTGCCGGCTGCGCGAATTGCGATGACTGCACAGAATTTCGGCGTATCCGCCCGCAGTATTGCGCTCGGTGCGGCGGCACGTTCTACGAGAGGAAGGAGAACCGTTTCTGCTGCGCCTGCCGGACGGCACGGAAGAAGAAAGCACAGCGGCATTGGTGCCGTGTCAATCATAGCTGAACAGGAGAGGAGAACAACCATGAATGAGAGAGTGATCTGGACGCACCCGAAGGGGCGTTTTGAGGTCGTGGAGCGTACATACAGGGCATTGGACGGCAGGCTCGGGCGTGTGCGCGAATGCCGCTTCACGCTGCAGCGCGATGTGCGCGGACTGGCGTGTAATGTGGCTGCTCAGCCAATCAGCGTTGAGCCGGCGCTTTGCGTGCCGCAGAAAGGCGTGCATGGTCCGGTGACCGCCGCCGATGTGGACACGTGGTGCAAGTGGTACCGGCAGGGCAAGTCCGTTGCGGACATCTCGGAAATGGCGGGACGGAACGAGAAAACCGTCACTGCCAAGCTGAAAAAGCGCGGGGTGCTGCTGACAGACGAGGAACAGCGGAAAATCCGAAGCCTTGCCGCGCAGGGCTGGACGGCGGCGAAGATCAGCAAGGAGATCGGGTATCCAAGAGCAGCGGTGCGCTGCTGCGTGCGGGAGATGGAGGTGCAGCATGGCAAAGTGTAAATTCTGTGGGGAGCCGGTTAAGGTTTCCCCGGTGTTCCACCCGTCCTGCTGGGTGCAGGCAGTGAACAAGTACGCAGGTGAGATCTGCGATGAGTATTGCAAGTTTCCGTTTGAGATGGACTATGAGGCGTTGGTAGACAAGTGCGAGCAGTGCCCGATGACACGGTTGAAAGAGTTGGGAGGGGAAGTATGATACTGGAACTGAAAAAGCAGGATATTTTGAATCTGACCAACGAAAGCAAGCGCAAGGCAATCCTTGCTGGCTGGCGTAGCTGGGCGGTCTGGTGGGACGTGCCGGAGATCGGTCTGACGGTTCGCCGGCTGAACCTGCCGGATGGCAGCTTTTTCACCGCAAGCTGGTACGAGGGCGACGACTTCTTTCCCGGCGGCGGCACGCATAACGTCAACCGTCCGCGCTTCAATCTCTGCGACAAGGGCGGCAAGCTGAAAGCTGGGAGCAAGGCCGAGAGCCTGCTGACGGACAAGCTCAAGGAGCTGCGGAAGGAGCTGCTGGAACGGGGTGAGAACCATGGCGCTTGAAATCATACCGATCTCGCTGCGAGGCGCAAATGCCTATGTAAGAGATCATCACCGTCATCACAAGCCGACTGTCGGACATAAGTTTTCGATTGCATGTGCGGATGGAGATAAAATCGTCGGTGTTGCTATTGTAGGCCGACCGGTGTCGCGCCACTTGGATGATTACTGGACACTGGAGGTCAATCGTCTGTGCACGGACGGCACGCGCAATGCGTGCTCTATGCTCTACGCTGCCGCATGGCGAGTTGCCCGGGCGATGGGATACAAGCGACTTATAACGTACATTTTGGAAAGCGAACCGGGGACAAGCCTGAAAGCCGCTGGCTGGAAGTGTATGGGGAAGGCCGGCGGCCTGCGCTGGACAGGCGCTCGCTGTCCGGAAACGGATCTTTATCCGGCAGAAATGAAATTGAGATGGGAAGTGACGACCTATGAAAACTGACGACCTCATCAAAGCCCTTGGACGGCTGAAGGTCCAGACCGGCTCCCTGGTCTGCCTCGGCTGCAAACACGAGGATACCTGCGGTGTGCATGGCTGCGCGATCGCGCGAGAGGCTGCGGTGCGGCTGAGCCTGTATGAACACGCGCTGGAGCAGGTCGCAAAGGAACGCGACACGCTGCTTGCGCAGCTCAAGCGCCTCGGCGGCTGCATGGGCTGCATCGGGCATATGAACCCGGAGGCGCGGCTCTGCATCGACTGCGACGAGACGTTCTGCGCGTGGCAATGGAACGGAGGTGCAGGGATGACGGACAAGCAACTGCGTGAACAAGAAAAAGGAGAAGTACCCCATGGCCAAGACTAAGAACAAGCGCCCTGGCAAGCCGCGCGGCATGAACTACGCGGATATGCTGGCGCGCAAGCGCATGATCCGTGAGGCAGTACAGGAGGCGGCAGACGATGCCACCGTGCAGCTGCGTGCGGATATGGCAACACAGAAAGCACTCTGGCTGGCGGTCTGCTCGGTGGCCGATGCCTACGGTTTCGGACCGGAGCGCATGAAGAAGTTCTTTATTGCGCTCCAGGAAAATAACGACGAGATCACGCGCATGGAGAAAGAAGTCGATACCGATTATGCCTACGAGAAGCTGCGGCTCAAAGCTGAGCGTGTAACCGGTATGAAGATCGAGTATCTGTATGAGCATGAAGCACAGGAGAATGAGGCATGAAGAAAAAGAAGATTAAAAATCTGCATATCCGCGTCAGCGGAGGCGTGAACGTATCGGGATCGCCGTTTCTGGCGCCGAAAACGTTCGACTGCATCATCACCAATGACGAAATCGGCAAGACGCTGAGAATCAACGACGGCAATGTGCAGTTTACCATTCCGTTTGAGCCGATTGAGCGGTTTTTGAAGTAGGAGGGACGTCATGAAAGCAATCCGTAAAAAGCCCGGCTGTGCGTCGGAGATTATTGAGGTAGACAACACGCTGGCAGCCTTGCAGACCGAAGTCGGCGGGTATATTGAGACGGTGCCAATCGCAAGCGACGCGGTCATCATCTGCAACGAGGAGGGACGCATTCTCGGTCTGCCGTACAACTGCCGGTTTTTCGGCGTGGATTTCGTCGGTACGGTGCTCCTCGTCGGCACCAAGGGCGACGAATTCTGCGACATGCCGGAGGCGGACTTCCTGATGGATCTCTGGAGGGAGGACAAGGAATGAATCTCAGCAACTCGGTAGATAAGAAAAAGGCGAAAAACCTGCTGAAACTATTCAGGAAGACCATTCCGGTTATGACACTGATGGACGCATATGCTATTCAGGCTATTCTGCACGGCGCGGAACGGCGCGCCAAAGAGAGGGAGGACACCCATGACGATTAACCAGGCCATCCGCATCCTCGACCCGGAAACGACAGCCGAGGAGCTGGCAACGATCGAATACTACGGCGGTCTGCACGGCCGTGAAAAGATGGTAGCCGCCTGCGACGAGGCCTGCCGCGTGGCGGTCCGAATTATGAGAAAATATTTGGAGGAACAAAAATGAAAAAGAAAATCATGGCGGCACTGCTCTGCGGTGCTATGATGTGTAGTCTGTCGGCCTGCAGGGAGAGCGAGCGCGTTGCGTACAACATCTCGAAGGAGGCGGACAATTTCAACGTCACGCGCCGTCTGGAAGTCATCAACGCGCGTACGGACAAGCCGGTGTTTGAGCTGATCGGCAACTTCGCCATCTCGAACAACAGCGAGAACGAGCTGGAGGTGACTGTCGAGACCGGGCAGGGCGTTTACAAGAAACACCTTGTGTACCTCAACGACTGGACGATCTACGTTGTGGAGGACGTCAGCGGCGCTTACGTGGACAAGTTCCACTACGAGGTGAATTTCCTGCCGGAGATGATCATTCCGGTTACGGTGACGTCGCATGACTAAATACAGCGATAAAGTTCGGCGCTACCTCGTGTGGCGCTACGGTATTACGGACAGGGAGGGGAAGCATTGAACAATCGTGAGGACTGGTGGGAGTACACAAAGCGCATCATCCGTTCGTATCCGGCGCTCGCGCGCAAGGCGGAGAGCGTGGGTGACATGCCCTGCACACCGGCTTACGGCACAGGCGGCGGGCACGGCGGCACGAACAGCAATCCGGTGGAGCGCGCGGTCGTTGACCGGCTGACTGACAAGGAGCAGCGACGGTATGATGCGGTGCGGGCTGCCATCTCGGAAACTGAGCGCATGAAGCACGGCCACCAGCGCATGGAGCTGATCGACCGCGTGTACTGGAAGCGCAGCCATACGCTGTACGGCGCGGCGATGTGTGTCGGAGTAAGCGACAGAACCGGTCAGAGGTGGAACGCTGAGTTTATTCGGCGAGTAGGAAAGAATTTGGATTTACCATAAATATTTTATTTTGGCGGTTCATGCACCTAAAACCATGATATTCTGTTACCATGAAGTTTGCAGGGGTGAAATGCAGACCCTGTGACCTCCTGCTTCATGCCATTGGAGTACATCTCTCTGAAAGAGCACTCTCGTTCGAGGGTGCTTTTTCATATTCGAAAGGAAGAAGCCGTTATGCTGAAAGCCTGTCCGTGGTGCGGACGGATCCACGACAGTCGAGAGGACTGCGGACGTAGACCGCCGAAGAAATACCGGCGCGAAGAAAGCGAGCGCGGACGCAACACGCGAGCATGGAAACGCAAAGCGGAGCAGATTAAAACAGACAGTCACTACCTGTGCGAGAACTGTCTTTCGCAGGGGGTACTCACATGGGATGGACTGGAAGCCCACCATATCATCAAGCTGCGGGAACGCCCTGATCTATTACTGGACGATGATAACCTCGTGTGTTTGTGCGAAAAATGCCACAAAAAAGCAGATGCCGGCGCAATATCCGCTGATTTTTTGCGACAGCTTGCGAAAAAACGAAACAATATCCCCCCGGACACGCAGAATTTTTGAGCGTGAGCGGCTGTACACCAACCGCGGACCTCGGCGTAAAAATAATTCCCAAAATAAGTTTTGCAAAGGAGTGAGGACGAATGAGCCGACCAAGTAAAGCGACTGCTGTGCTGGGCGAAGAAAAGCGTTCGCACCGGACGAAAGCAGAGCTGCGGCAGCGTGCCGCTGCGGAAAATGCCCTCATTACCGGCAAGAAGATGCGGGAGCGTCCGGAGGTCAAAGACAATGAGAAAGCACATAAGGAATGGCAGCGTATCAGGGGACTGCTCGAAGCTGCCGGAAAGAATGAGGCGCTGTACGAGGCAACGATCAACCGGTACTGTATGCTGCACGCTGAGTGTTTGGACTTTGAGCGCAAGCGGCAGTTGTTTTCCGATCAGCTGGACGAGCTGACCGAGAATACCGAACTGGAAGCTACAGACCGATACAAATATCAGGCACAGATGCAGAAGAACATTCTTGCTGTGGACAAGCAGCTCCAAACCAAGCGCCGCATGATGCTCGACATTGAGAAAGAGTGCGCTATGACCATTTCGGCGGCCATGCGAAGCATCCCTAAAACCACAGCCGAGCCGAAAAATCCGCTGATGGGGATTCTGAACGATGACGATCCTTGACAGTCGCGCCGTGCGCTACGCCCGCTGGTGCGTGCAGCATGATAATCCAAAGGCTCCGCACTACGTTAAGCTACAGGCTGCACAGTGGTTGGACATCGCAGAGGGACGGAACACGGAGGCGCTCATCGATGAGAAGGCATACAAGCGCATTTGCAAGCTGCTGCGGCTGATGATTCATCCGGATCTGAACTGCCCGATGTATGACGGACTGGAGGACTATGCGTGGCTGCTCATTACGGCGGTGTTCTGCACCAAAACAACGGACGGCCGCCGCTACTATGAAACCGCTCTGCTGGAAATTGCCCGCAAGAACTTCAAGACCTTCAACAGTGCGGTCATTTTCATTCTGCTCATGCTGACCGAGCCGGTATTTTCTCGTTTTTTCTCGGTCGCACCGGACCTCAAGCTGTCGAGCGAGCTGAAGATCGCCATTCGGAAGATCATCAAGTCATCGCCTGCGCTGGCAGACGAAAGCGTGTTCAAGGTGCTGCGGAGCGAGATACGCTGCCGCCTGACCGACAGCGAGTATGTACCACTTGCCTATTCGCAGGACAAGATGGACGGCAAACTGGCGAACGCTTTCCTTGCGGATGAGGCCGGTGCGATGGATGCGTATCCGATCGAGGCCATGCGTTCCTCTCAGATCACGCTGCGTTCCAAGCTGGGCATTATCATTTCCACCCAATACCCGAACGACAACAACGCCATGCTGGACGAGATCGACATCTCAAAAAAGGTACTCGATGGACTGATTTCCGGCAGGCGTTTTTCTCTGCTGTACGAACCGGACACCGAGCTGACCATGCGCGACCGTTGGCAGACAGACGACACCGTAATCTATCAGGCGAATCCGGCAGCTGTCAGCAATCCGAATATCTTTGAGGCGGTGTGCGATATGCGCACCATGGCGATTCTCTACGAAAACAAGCGTGAGAACTTCCTATGCAAGCACTGCAATATCAAGTATAAGGGCCTCGGCGTAGAGGGCTATGTGGATATTGCAAAGGTACGGGAGTGCCGCCGCGAGGAAGACCTCGATTTCTGGCGCGGCAAACCGGTCTATCTCGGGCTTGACCTGTCGCAGACGGACGATAATACCGCCGTTGCGATGGCGACCGCCGAGGACGGTATACTCTACGCAAAAGTGTGGGGGTTTCTTCCTGCGGACCGCAAGCTGTTCAAAACAAAGAAAGAGAATGTGGACTACGACCGGCTGATCCGGCAGGGCGCGTGCTTTGCCTGCGGTGATGAGGTCATCGACTACGGTTTTATCGAGCAGTTCATTCTCGGACTGGAGGAACAGTATGGTGTGCGCGTGATCCAGTGCGGCTATGACCGCTGGAACGCTATCTCGACTGTGCAGAAGCTGGAGGCCTCCGGTATGGAGTGCGTAGAGATCAAGCAGCATTCGAGTGTGCTGCACAGTCCGACCAAGCTGCTGAAAGAGAAAATCCTTGGTCGTCGATTCCGGTACGATGAAAATGCAATGCTGGAGATCAACTTTCAGAACGCACGCTGCACCGAGGACACTAACCTGAACAAATACGTCAACAAGAAGAAATCCTCCGGCAAGGTGGATATGGTGGTCGCTCTGCTGAATGCCACCTACCTGATCGAGCAAGATATGCTGTTCGGCAGCGAGGATTTCATTGCACAGACATAAGGAGGAGAAGCAAATGGGACTGCTGAAACGCTTTCGGCGCCAGGAGATTCGCGCCGACCCGGACGAAACCATGTTTGAAGATGCGCTGCTGACCGCACTGCTCGGCAGCGGCAAAGCAACCAAGCAGATGGCTTTACAGGTGCCGACGGTCAGCGGAGGTATCGACCTGATCGCCAACGTGGTAGCCGGCACGCCGGTAAAGCTCTACCGGGAGGAAAACGGCAAAGCGATTGAGGTGCCGAACGACCCTCGGGTGCGCCTGCTGAACGACGAAACCGGCGATACGCTGAACGCGAATGAGTTCTGGCACGCGATGATCCGCGACTATTACACCGGTAAAGGCGGCTATGCCTACATCAACCGCGTGCGCGGAGAAATTCGCAGTCTGCATTATGTAGATGAGAGCCGCGTAGCAGTGAACCGCAACACAGATGCCATCTTCAAGGACTTTGACCTGCTGGTAGATGGCACGGTCTATCGTCCGTTTGACTTTCTCAAGCTGCTGCGCAACACAAAGGACGGTGCGGTCGGTGTGCCCATCACCGAGGAAAATGCCAAGCTGATCGAGGTTGCGTATCAGTCGCTGTGCTTTGAGCTGTATCTCGTCAAAAAGGGTGGCAACAAAAAGGGCTTCCTCCAGAGTGAGAAACGCCTCGATAAAGCCTCAATGGACGAACTCAAGCAGGCATTCGCCAATCTGTACAGCAACAGCAGCGACAATGTAGTTATTCTCAACAACGGTATCCACTTTCAGGAGAGCAGCAACACCTCGGTCGAGATGCAGCTTAACGAAAACAAGCAGTCCAACGCAGAGGAGTTTGCGAAGATCTTTCATATCTCTACCGCCGAGATGGGTGGCACGGCCGGCGATACGGCAAGCCTTGCCAAACTGGCGGCAATCCCTCTGATGAAAGTCATCGAGTGTGCGCTCAACAGTGATCTGCTGCTGGAGAAAGAGAAAGGCTCGCTGTACTGGGCGTTCGATACTAAGGAACTGCTCAAGGGCAGCATGAAAGAACGGTTTGATGCCTACAAGACCGCACTTGATGCCAACTTCATGCAGGTGGACGAGGTTCGCTTTGCAGAGGACATGGAGCCGCTCGGCCTGACATGGATCAAGCTGGGCTTGCAGGACGTTCTCTACGACCCGAAAACCAATACTATCTACACGCCGAATACCAATCAGATGCAGCGCATGACAGAACAAACGCTGCAGGTACCGCAGGAAGGAGGTGAAACGCTATGAAAATCGAAATTCGCGCAGACGGCGCCCATATCTCCGGTTATGTGAATGTTACCGGAAAACGCAGCCGCCCGGTCATCACGCCGCACGGCAAGGTCATCGAGGAGATCGAGCCGCGCGCGTTTGAACAGGCGATCGGCAGAGCGGGCAACATCACGGTCACGGTCGATCACGACAACAGTCATGTGTACGCCAGCACGGATGACGGCACGCTCAAGATGTTCGAGGACGACATTGGTCTGCATGCCGACGTGCTTGTGACCGATGAAACGCTCATCGAGCTTGCGAAAAAGGGCAAGGTCAAGGGCTGGAGCTTCGGCATGTATAACGTGCAGGACGATATTGAGCCGCGTGCCGACGACCTGCCGCTGCGAAAGGTCAAATCGCTCGATCTGGACCATTTGACGTTGGTCGTTCGCAAAACGCCGGTGTACTCCGCGACCTCGGTCGAGGTTCGTGCAGACACACAGGTCGAGATTGAAACGCGCACGATTGAAACGCCGCTGCAGGTTGAGCAGATCACCCCGAAATATGACAACACCGCCTATCGCAAGCGTGTGCAGGCGGTAACGAGAAAGGAAGGAACCTAAATGACCAATCTGAAAGCACTGATGGAGCGCCGCGAGGAGCTGCGTCAGAACATGGAAACCCTTGTCAGCACGGCGGATACCGAGTGCCGCGCCATGACCGAGGAGGAAGCCGCACAGTTCGACGCGGCAGAGAACGAGCTGCGCGCCATTGATGCAACCATCGAGCGCGAAGAGCGTACTCGCGGCGTGTCCAATCTGCCTGCACCGACTGCTGCGGAGGAACGTGCTGCCGCAGAGGAGAGCGCCTTTGTCGATTATGTGCTCGGCCGCGCACCCGAACTGCGTGCTGGTGAACAGAATCTGACCATGGCAAACAACGGTGCGATTATTCCGACCAGCATTGCGGACCGCATCGTAACTGCTGTGCGCGACCGCTGCCCGATCCTGTCCGGCGCGACTATCTACCGCGTGAACGGTACTCTCAAGGTGCCGGTATGGGGCAAGGCGAACACCACGCATGACATTGCTGTCGGCTACCAGACCGAATTTACCGAGCTGACCGCTGATTCTGGTAAGTTTACCTCGGTCGATCTGAGCGGCTATCTGGCCGGCGCGCTGACCCTGATCGGCAACAGCGTGGAGAACAACAGCGTGTTCAATGTCACCGACTTCATCATCAACCAGATGGCAGAGGAGATCGCGCTGTTCCTTGAAAAGGAGCTGCTGAATGGCACCTCCGGCAAGGCGACCGGTGCACTCTCTACGCCGACTGCTGTTACTGCGGCATCGGCAACGGCTATCACTGCCGATGAGCTGATCGAGCTGCAGGCACAGGTCAAGCAGGTCTATCAGGCGAATGCCTGCTGGACGATGGCGCCCGAAACCTTTACTTCGCTCAAGAAGCTCAAGGATTCCAACGGCCGTTATCTGCTGCAGGACGATGTAACCGGTGAGTTTCCGTACCGTCTGCTCGGCAAGCCGGTGTATCTGTCCGACAATATGCCGAAGCTGGCGGCAGGTGCAAGCGCTGTACTGTATGGCGATTACAGCGGCCTGTCGGTCAACCTGCGTGAGGATATCTCCATTCAGGTGCTGCGCGAGAAGTACGCCACCCAGCACGCCATCGGCGTTGTGGCATGGTTCGAGTTCGACAGCAAGGTGACGGACAACCAGAAGCTTGCCGTTCTCAAGATGAAAGCCTCCTGAGGAGGGTAACGGCGCATGAAGCTGAGCGAGATCACGCTGGAAACGGCGGCGGCATATATGCGGCTGGAGCCCGGCGAGTATGACGAAGCACTGCTCGCCGTCGTCATGCACGCGGCGCGGGCATATATTGCGGGCTATACCGGAGCCTCGGCGGAGGAGTTGGACGGATACGAAGACGTTTCCATTGCGTTCCTTGTGCTGTGCCAGGATCTTTACGATAACCGCACGATGTATCCGGATACCCGCTATGCTGCCAATGCGAACCGCGTAGTAAGCAGTATTCTGGACCTGCACGCGAGGAACCTGCTATGAATATCAATCCCGGAGAACTGAAGCACCGTATTCAGATTATTCGGCGCGACCGTACCGCCGACGCGGACGGCTACGACACCGTGACGGAAACCGTGGTGCATACCTGCTCGGCTAAGCTGACACAGGTCAGCGGTACTGAGCTGGTACAGGCGAATGCGGATTTTGCACGGACAAAGGTGCGGTTTCTCATTCGTCACACGGCAAAGTCCATTGATCGGAAGATGCTTGTGCGGTACGCCGGAACAGATTACGAGATCGTGTATCTTAACCGTTACGGCGATACGCGAGAGTATATGGAAATCTGGTGCGAACGGCTGACGCAGGAGGGATAGCATGAGCATGAACAATAAAATCCGGGCAGCGGTGCTGCCGGTGGTTTCTGTATGCGTTCCTGACCTGTACACCGGCGAGGAAACGACCTACTGCACGTTTCAGTACACCGAACTGCCGCAGGCGTTCAGCGATGACGCGCCGCAGGCGGCAGTTTATCTCGTGCAGGTGCATTTGTTCGCGCCGCGCGGCGAGAATACGCTGAAAACGCGCCGTCTGCTGCGGAAAGCACTGCTTGCCGCCGATTTTACCGCACCGCAGGTCGAGAATGCCTCGGACAGCACCGGTCAGCACTACATTTTCGAGTGTGAATACGCAGGAGGCTGGAACGATGGGGATTAGCATGAACGGTTTTGATGAGCTGATCATCGCGTTTGATGAGCTTTCCGAGATGCCGGACAGCGTACTGGACGGTATGCTGGAGGCAGGCGCAAAGGTTGTGGAGCGCGTGACCAGGGAAACCGGCGAAAGCTACGGCGTACATCGTACCGGCGTTACGCTCGGCGCGATCGGACACGATGCACCGCGCAAGACGACAGACGGCAAGGCTGTGTATATCTATCCGAAAGGCAGCACCGCGAATGGTCCGAACAAGACCAAACGTAATGCCGAGGTCGCTTATATCAACGAATACGGCAAGAAGAACCAGCCGCCGCGCCCGTTCATGCGCGACGGTGCAGAACGTGCCGCCGGAGAGGCGGTACAGCAGGAAGAACAGAAATTCAACGACTATCTAACGTCCAAGGGACTGTAAGGAGGAAAAAACTATGGCACAGTTTGGAGCAAAATGCCCGATGTTCGCTCCGTTCAAGACCGAACCGGCGGCAGCACTGCCGACCTATGACACGGCAGTGACCGTTGGCGCACTGGTCAGCGCAAACCTGACCGTCAACCTCGCCAGCGGCGAGCTGTACGCGGATGATGCGCTCAAAGAGCAGCTTTCCGAGTTTGCTTCCGGTACGGTAGCGCTGGAAACCGATGATATGACCGACGCGGTAGCAAAGGTGATCTACGGTGCGACCGGCGATTCCGGCAGCACGGGTGAGCTGAAATTCAATAAGGGCGATACCGCGCCGTACGGCGGCTTCGGCTACTATAAGGTGCTCATGCGCGACGGCCAGAAGGTGTATAAGGGCTGTTTCTATCCCAAGGTACGCGCGGCGCTCGGCAACGACAATGCGGCAACCCGTGGCAACAGCATTACCTTTGGCACCACGCCGACCACGCTGACCGTGTTCGCGTGCAATACCGGCGACTGGCGTATCACCAAGGAGTTTACCGGTGACGGCGCCGAGGCGAGTGCGCTTGCATGGCTGAAGGAAAAGCTGGCTGTTGCCGGTGGCTGATAAATGCGAAAAAGGGACTGACGAAACTGCTCAGTCCCTTTCCATTTCGGAGGAAATGATATGAATGAGGTAAAAACGACCGTGTGCGGCACGGAATATCACCTGCTGTTCAACGGCTATGCGATGTTTGCTGCGCAGGATATGTTCGAGAACCGTCAGCTTGGCGAGATTGTACAGGACAATACCGCGGAGGGCTTTGTCAATCTGTGCCGCGTGTTCTGCCTGCTTGCGGAACAGGGAGAGCTGGCTCGACGATATGAGGGCTACGACAGGGGCGAAACGCCGGACGAGGAGCGACTGCGTGCTGCGGTCATGCCCTATGACGTGATTGCTATGCGTCAGTCGGTGCTAGAGGCACTCATGCGCGGCTACAAGCGCGATGTACCGGAGGAGGAAACCGACCTCGGACTGGCTGAACTGCAAAAAAAAAGAACCGCAAAGCGGTCAAAGCAGACTACCTCCGCATCGGAGCCGTGAACGGTCTGGGCGTGAAGGAAACACTGCTGCTGCCGGTCGGCGTGGTGTTCGACCTGTTGGAAAGCTACGCCAGAGCGCACCGTCCGCCCAAGCAGGACATATAAAAACACCGCCCATGACGGACGGTGCTTAGTCGTTTTCTATGATCCTACGGGCTTCATACAGGGTGATACCCTGCTGCTGCGCCAGATCAGCAATAGCAAGGTCACGCGCACGACGGCGCTTTTTGCGGCGGTTTTCACGGATAACGTAACCGACACCACAGGCAAAGCCGATCACAGCCGTAATACCGACCGGAAGATAGATAAAAACAGCACCCATGAAAAACCCTCCTTTGTGCTTTCAATATAGCATAAAACAGGGCAGAATGCAACGCTTTTTGGAGTGAAAAACAATGGCTACACGAAAAATCAGTACAAGGCTTGCCATTGAGGGCGAAAGTGCCTATAAGCAGGCGATCCGCGACTGCAACAATGAAATAAAAACCATGCGCTCCGAGCTGACACTGGTGCAGAGCAAGTATCAGACGAGCGCAAACAGCATGGAAGCGCTGAAAGCCAAGGGTGAGGCACTCGGCCGCGCATTTGAAGCGCAGAAACAGAAAGTAGAAACTCTGAAAGCGGCATTGGAGAACGCCCAGAGCGCCCAGCAGAACCACGCTTCCGCAACTGAGGAATACCGCGCAAGACTGACTGCCGCACAGCAGGAGCTTGACCGGCTGAAAAACAGCACCGGTGATACGGCAGAGGAGCAGGAAAAGCTCCAGAACGAGATAACGGAACTGAGCGCCGCGCTGGAAGCCTCTGAGGCAAAAGAGCAGGCGGCGGCCCGTGGTGTCAGTGAGTGGCAGCGTCAGCTCAACTATGCCGAAAGCGACCTGAACGACCTCGGAACCGAGGTGCAGCGCAACAACCAGTATATGCAGGAGGCAGAGCACAGCTTCCGCGATACGGCAAGCAGCATTGATGAGTTTGGCAATCAGACAAAGGGTACGGCGAATGCCATTGATACGCTGGCATCTTCTTTGGCGGCGGCAGGTGTTGCCGGAGGTCTGCGGACGATTGCCGAGGGGCTGAAAAGCTGCGTTGCGGCATCGGTCGAGTTTGAAAGCGCCATCACTGGTGTGTTCAAAACGGTTGACGGCACAGATGCACAGCTTTCCGCGATTTCGGACGGCATCCGACAGATGGCAACGGAAATTCCGGCCACTACGACCGAGATATCCGCCGTTGCGGAATCCGCCGGTCAGCTCGGCATTGCGACCGATGATGTGCTGTCGTTTACGCGGACGATGATCGACCTGGGCAACAGTACCAACCTTACCGCCGATGAGGCAGCAAGTGCCTTCGCCAAGTTTGCCAACATTACCGGCACGGCTGCGGAGGATTACGGACGTCTGGGTTCGACGGTCGTTGCGCTCGGCAACAACTTCGCTACCACCGAGGCGGATATTGTGGCGATGTCTACGCGGCTTGCCTCGGCAGGTACGCTTGCCGGACTGAGCGAAAGCGAGATCATGGCGCTTGCCACGGCGATGAGCTCGGTCGGCATTGAAGCCGAGGCAGGCGGCACGGCAATGACACAGACGCTTTCCGCCATCGAAAGCGCCGCCGCAAAGGGCGGTGACAGCCTGCAGCAGTTTGCCGATGTGGCCGGCGTGTCCGCGACAGAGTTTGCCAAGCTGTGGAGTACCAGCCCTATTACAGCAATCCAGAAGTTTATCGCCGGTCTGGGACAACTGGACGAAAAGGGCGAAAGCGCTGTGCTGGTGCTGGACGAGATGGGACTTTCCGGCGTGCGGCAGAGCAATATGCTCAAAAGCCTTGCATTGGCAAGCGATACCTTGAGCGGCGCGGTCGCGCTGTCCTCGCAGGCGTGGTCGGAGAACACCGCACTCAGCGAAGAAGCCGGAAAGCGCTATGCAACGACCGAAAGCCGAATCGAGATGTGCAAAAACGCAGCTGTCGGCTTGCAGGCGGCGATCGGTGATGCGCTGACACCGGCACTCGGCAATCTTGCGGACGCAGGGACCGAGGGCTTGGTCTGGGCGTCGCAGTTCATCGAGCAGAATCCGGCGCTCGTGCAGGCGTTTACCGCTGCGGCTGTGGCGATGGGCGTGGTAACGGCAAGCGTGACCGCCTATACGGTAGGCGTCAAGGCGGCAGAGATCGCAACGACCGCATTCAACGCCATTCTGGATGCAAATCCGATGTATCTGGTCGGCACAGCTGCAGTTGCCGCCATCGCTGCGTTTGCTACGCTGGCGCTGACGGTCGATGATGATACCGAATCGTTCTCTGATATGACCGAGGCGGCACGCAGTGCAAAGGATGCTGTCGCGGAAAGTCAGACCGCCACAGCAGATGCAGCTGCTACGGCTGCGGCCAGTGCCGAAACCGCCTCCGGTTACGTTGCCCGTCTGCGGGAATTGCAGGAGCAGGGCAACGCGACAAGCGAAAGTCAGGCGGAAATGAGCGTGCTGGTCGGCAAGCTGAACGCACTGTATCCGGACCTCAATCTCACTATTGACGAGAATACCGGTTCTTTGAGCGAGAACACGGAAAAACTGCTCGAGAACATCGAAGCCCAGAAACAGGCTGCCATCGACACTGCATTTGATGAGCGCAAGACTGAGCTGCTACAGCAGCAGGCTGATGTTGAGGTGGAACTGGCGACCAATCGTGCGGCGCTCAATGACCTGCGAGAGCAGGAAAACGCGCTGACCGAGGAGAACAACTCTCTGAATGAGCGGAACGCTGAGATTTATGACGAACTGGCGGCCCTCGGCGATGATGACCTCGCACGCCGTGCCGAACTGGAAAGCGAATTGTACAGCAACAACGAGGCTATCAACGCCAATGCCGAAGCTGCCGCCGAGCTGCGCGATCAGCAGCAGACGGTGAACGATGCCGTTGATGAGGGCGCCGAAGCCAGCGGCGAACTGTCGGATGAGCTTGACCGGCTGACCGAGGCTATGGAGCAGAACGCAGAAGCCTCTCCGGAGCTCGCGGAGGCAACTGCCGAACTGCCGGAGGAGCTGCAAAAGGCTGCGACCTCGGCCGAGCAGGCATACGACGCCTATGTGCAGCTTTACAACGAAACGGCAGCCAAGGCGGTCGAAAGCATTGAGAGTCAGATCGGTCAGTGGGAGAAGATGGACAACACGACCAAAACTTCCGCATCGACCGTACAGGCCGCTCTGCAAAGTCAAGTCACTTATATGCAGAACTATGCGGCCAATATGCAGAGCCTGCAGAACCGCAATATCGAGGGCATCGAGCAGCTGGCGGCTGCACTGGCTGACGGATCGACCGAAAGCGCTGCTATTCTGGCCGGTCTTGCCGGTGCGACAGACGCGGAGATCGCACAGATTGTCAAGTCGATGGGCGAAGTGTCCGCCGGTAAGGATGCCATGGCAGATGCCATGGCGGGCGCCGATACCGAGGTACAGGCTGCAATGAACAAGGCAGTACAGGCCGCTAATAAGCGCGACGAGATGTACAGAGCCGGTTCGGATTCTGCGCAGGGCCTTATTAACGGCTTGAATTCCAAGGTAAGAGAAGCCTCGGCGGCAGGCAGCCGCGCTGCGGCGGCTTACATGGCAGCATACAAGGCCGG